TAGGGAGCTTAATTATACTTCCTATTATCGGGATAGGCGAACCGTAGGAACTGCGTTCCATCGGGAGCTTATGGCTATAGCTAATGCGGAGATGAAGAGTATCGAGGCAGCCAAGGGAACCAATCTAACGGCTTTGATTAAGATACGAGATGTAGCATTGTCCAATGGGGATACAAAGGCAGCTATGGAAGCTATTAAGATAATTAACGATATGCAAGGTTATAAAGCTCCTACGAAGGTGCAGCAGACCAAGATAGATGTTAAAGCGACTATTGACCTTACCTCTAAGGAAGAAGACGAGGATATTGATTATATTGATATTTAATGGAGTTAAAACTATACAACCCTACTAAGCCTCAGAAGGACTTCTTGAAGATCATCTACGAGGATGAGCCTTTTATAACCCTAGCCGCTATGGGGCGGCAAACGGGTAAGACCTTTGCGATGATGAACGATGCTGTAATGAGGGCATTGAACAACAAGAAGAACAGGATGTTCTGGGTAAGCCCTATACAGGAGCAGGCCAATAAGGTGATGAAAGACATAGAGGCTATGTTTAGCTCTCACCAAGAGGTGTTTAATCAAATTATAACTAGGTTTGATAGAAAACACAATGAGGTTTATTTTTATAACGGTAGCTTTATTAAGTTCCGATCTTCCGAGGCGGGGGATAACCTGCGTGGGGCAACCCTAGATTTTATCTACATTGATGAGGCTGCCTTTATCAAGGAGGCGTTTATAAACGAGGTGTTGCTGCCTATGGTTACCCGGATCAATGGTAGGGTAGTTATGAGTAGTACCTTTAACGGTAAGAACTGGTATTGGGAGTGGTATCAGAGAGGGCTTAAGGAAGAGAACTTCAAGCAGATAAAGTCTATTAAAAAGACCTATCTTGACTTAAACGACCATAAGGTGGAGGATACCGTGCTGGGTATACGCAAGAGTATGACGAAGGCGCAGTTCAATCAAGAGTTTTTGTGTAGACCCGTAAGTGCGGATGCATTGTTTTCCGATATTGAGGATTCCATTACTAAACAACTACCCCAAGAGTATGAGCGGATATACATCGGTATGGATATCGGTGTCGCACAAGATTATACGGTACTCACGGCTATGACTCAAGACTACCAAGTTGTAGATATTGACAGGTTCAACTTCAAGGAAGAGGGGATGGATTCCGTGGAGTTCAAGCAGCGCATTAAAGACTTTTACCTTAAACACTTTGACAAACTTGCGGCGGCATACTTTGAGGTAAACAACAATGATCTACTCTTTGACGAGATAACGGATGATGACAAGATGTATAAACTCATCCCTTTCCAGACAACCAGTAAGAGCAAGCCCGAGATAATTAAGAACCTTATTAAGCTCTTTGAAGATCACAAGATTAAAATACCGGAATACGATGTGTTGGTGAAGGAGCTGTACGATTACAAGAGTAAGCGCAACCCAATAACAGGAAACCTACAATTTAGCAATACCGAGGGCAAGCACGATGACTGTGTGATGAGCCTAGCTATCGCGGCATACTGTGCCGTAGAGGAGCAGGACGGCGGTATAACAATGTTCTTATGATATCACTGCGGCAGCACATACAGGTAATGGAGCATATTCAATCGGGTAAGTCTCCGGAAACTTTAATTGAAGAGATGAAACCTCTAGAGGCGTTAGACTTCTCAAGGTCCTCAGAGAAGACGTATCCTATAACGGATAACCTTAAACAACCCAAAACAAAGAAAAGGATATACACAAACGTACACGGTCTAGTCCTAGGGCAGTTCATAATGCTTGAGCAAATCATAACAGGAAAAACAAAACTACCCGATCACTTAGTAGACCTTGAGATAGCAAAACTTGTTATTAGACCTGCTAACAACGAAGTGTTTGATAATGAGGATGTTATTCAAGAGAAGCGGAACCAAGAAGACATTCTAGATATGGATGTTAGAGAAGTATATTGGGTTTTAGATAATTTTATAGAAAATAGAAACCAAATACTATTCAAGGACTTCGCTGGAGTGTTCTATGACGCTCAAGACGATACGGAAGAGGAAGAGCAAGAGGAAGAAGAGAAAACATCGGATATGCTGTTTAATCAACAGTGGTACTGGTATTCCATCGTTAGAACTCTAGCCAATGAAGACATAACTAGATACAGTGAGATATATATGCTTCCTATGAGTACGGTATTACCGGAGATGTCCTATTTAGCACAGCGTAACAAGATAGAGTCAGCAAAGCAAAGACAGAGCCAAGCTATGCGTAAATTGTAAATTAAGAAAAGACTGCTGTGAACGATTTAACAACTATATACGAGTTATTCAAGACATTCGGAGACTCCCACGGTATGATCAGTGAGTTCAAGCTTATAGGGTCATTGGAGGACTTGCAACAGGTTGAGGTATCTCACAGAGGTATGTATGTCAATCTAGACAGTGCAAACGTATCTAGAGATAATAACAATCCTGTTTACGATATTCTATTCAATGTTATAATTATAGACAAGGTAGCTCTAGATGATGAGATGGGTCTTATAAACTCAAATCAAGAGAACTTGTTTGTTATGGGTCAACTACAGGACTACTTTGGAGAAAACTTACTTGGAGAAGAAAGATTTGACGAAGTTAATCTGCAAGGGTTTTCTGCTGACGACTACAACATAACTACTGCTACTGCGAGTTGTAGCTTCTCTGTAGGAAGGAATCCAGACAACAGAAGTATAGACATCTAATATGAATTTAGATGGTCGCTTACGAATTATATTAAGTAGAAAAACTCCCGGAGAAGCAATAAAGCAGCAACGAGGGGCCTTGATGTTTTATGTTCAAGACGAGCTGAACAAGGGTAAGGTTATAACTATGTTGAAGAAAAACCTCAGCGGTCCTTACAACAAAGAAGGTAATCCATATGATCACAGGGCAACAGGTTTTTTGGAGAAATCTATAATGCCAGCGGCAGACGGACCAAGGGTATTCACTAAACGATTTTTAACCGTAGCGTTAACAGGTGATAGATATTTAGGATTAGGTATAAGTCTAGATAAATTCTCTGCCAAGATAGAGGCTGCCAGCTACGCTCAAAAGCTTAGTGATGGATTCTCTTCCTCTGGAGTAACTCAAGGTGAGATAGCTCGCTGGGTTTATGCGAAAGCAAGAAAAAACCCTAATAGTAAATGGACTGCAAGCTACAAAAGAAAAGACGGATACAGAAGCTTTGATTATTACGGGGATAAGGTTACAGCTTCAATAGCTATGTACATTGCTAAACCCATTACAAGGAAGCTACAGGTGAACGGATACGCAGGCAGTGGCTGGATGGAATTTCTTCAAGGACCCGCAGGGCTTAAGGGCGCGCTAACTCGCGCCTACGGAAAGTATCTCAATGACTACCCCGCGTATACTTGGGCTACGATGACAAACAAGATTAATAAAATGTTAGAAAAACTCGAGAAATGAGTGAGGATAAAAGACTATCAAGTTTAAAAACCACGCTAGACAAAGTAGCAGGTGTTGTTGAGAAACTAGCAACTAAACTTAAAGAGCTTAACAGCCAAATATCACAGTTAGCGGGCAACTCTACTAAGTTGGGTAAGGCGCAGGCAAAAACAGCTAAAGAAACTGAAAAGGCTGCTAAAGAAACTGAAAAAGGTACTGAGGCCACTAAGAAGGCTAACAAGGAAAGTAAAGGCTTTTTCTCCAATATGGGGAAAAATATTAAAACCATTATATCTTTCTACGGAGCTTATCAAGTATTAAACCTTACAGTAAGGGCGTTTAGTGAGCTTACAGTCGGGTCTGCAAAGAGAGCTATTAAGTTAGAGAAAGCACTAGCGGATTTAAGAGCTGTAGCAGGATTAACTGCTGACGAAGTGTCAAGGCTTAAGGATGTTGTTTTTAGTGTAGCAGGCGTTACTTCACTTACAGCAACAGAGGTTGTGTCTTTACAAAAGGAGCTTGCCAAATTAGGTGCGCCAATAGAAGAGATAGAAAATCTAACCAAACCTATTGCACTTTTATCTCAAGCACTTGGTGAAGAGCCTGGAGGTGTAGCAGCAACATTAAAGAAAACACTTAATCAGTTTCAAGCCACATCTGAAGAGGCTGATAAGTTTGCAAACATAATAACAGGAGCGGTAAATGAAAGTGCATTGTCCCTAAACGACTTAGGTACAGCGTTGGGTTATGTTGGTCCACTAGGGGCGCAGTTAGGTGTTAGCTTTGAGGAAACAGCAGCATTACTTGGTATTCTTGCTGATAACGGGTTTAAGGCATCTAAAGCTGGTACAGGACTTCGTTCTTTCTTTATTGCGGCAGCGAAGGACGGAAGACCATTTAACGATTTCTTAGAGGATGTTGGTAATAGAAACCTAGATGCTGCTGAGTCTGTTCAAGTATTCGGTAAGGTAGCTGCTTCACAGTCTATTGTTTTAGGTAACAATATAGAAAGATATAAAGAACTATCAGAAGAACTTCAAACTTCAGACAGACTATTTAAAGCTAATGCTGTTCAGATGGCTTCTACGCAAGGTCAATTAGATTTGCTATCATCTGCTTATGATAAATTCTCTACAAACCTAGGTGAAGTAATTGTTCAGACAAATTTCTTTATAGACCTTATAGCTATTTTAGATAACGAAGCTGCTGGTTTAGCCCAATCATATAAACTAATAGCCAACGCATCAGAAGAAACA